CTCGTTTATTTTGGCTGTATAGGCAGCGACCGATGTGCCGTTCGGGACGGTGTAGGCAGCTGCACCGCCGAGGGTAATCGTCGATGTCTCAATGTTCTGTTCACCCGGCAACTGGAACGCATTGACCTCAGGCAGAGCAAGTAAGGCGACTAGTCGTGCGCTGGCAAGTTGCTCGGTCACATTAAACTCGTTTAGGTAGGTCTGGCTGAGCAGATAAAAGTCATCAGCGCAGGACACAGAGACTGTGTCGAGACCGCCCAAATTAAAGTTATACGAATAGTCCACGATGTAGCCGTTGAACAGTTCTTCGCCTTCACGACTGAGCACAACTTTACGCATAGGGGCTAGACCCGGCACAGCCTGAGCGGTGTCGTAATACGGTGACTGTGTATCGAACGGGTTAAAGATGCCGCCCGTAAATGTGTCGTTGAGATCAAAGCTCATCGTGCCAGCAGTGAACTGGTCGCCGATGTCTCTGCGTCCACGGAACACGCTGATGCCTGTAGCGCCGTCGATTACCGATGCAAACTCTGTCGTGCCGTCCAGCACATACTCGGTCGAGTCCAGCAAGCCCTTCACTGGGTCGTCAAGCGTGAATGCGTCAACTAGGAAGCCTGTAGCGATCTTGAGATCGTAAGACCCTGACTGAACAATCGTCGCAGCCATCAGGCGACCTGTATTTGTGCTGGGCCGTCCACTCGGTTCATGGCTTTAATGCTGTTTACTACAGCGCGACCGATGTCTGCTGATGTGGCTAGACCGCCGTTGACATTGACTGTGATCGGTGTGCCGCGCTCGACCATGAACTGATCAAACAGGCTGGAGAAGTCGCCAGCGTTACCTGTGATGCCGTAGTTGCCGCCCATGTTTCCTGCATAGTTTTTGCTGAGATCGAGGACGCTTGAGGACTTGCCGCCGCCGCCACCAGCAGCTGGGGCTGGCGCTACTAGAGCCGACTCGATCATTGCCATAGGGCTTGAGCCAATAAAGCCTGTGCCGCCTTCACGCGCTGCGCCACCGCGCCCGCTTGCGCCACTGGATATTGCGTCCAGTGTTGGCAGTGCTGTGTAGTCAAACATTGGGACTAGCGGTATCAAGTCGATGCTTACACCCGGTATTACATTGAGCGCGTTAATCAGTTGATTGAGTCCGATGATTGCGGCGTTAATAATTTGGTTGATGCCGTTGGCAACTACCTTGACCGAGTTATATACGCCGACAGCAAACTGCTTAAACGGCAGCATGAACTCTGCGATTGCTCGAGGGCCTTCGCGGTAAAGCTCATACAGCGCGGCAAGAGTAATCATGACTACGCCTAAGCCTTTAGCCAGCACACCAGCCGATAGCGATACCGTGGTAAATGAGCCTGCCAGCACAGCGTTGGCTGCCGTAATGACGATCTGTAAAGCGTTGTAAGCCTTCATAGCAATGTTTGCGGTCACTATGGCTGCGGTCATGGCTGCGATAGCGCCGATCACAATGAGCAGTGCCTTGGTGTTATCTTGCAAGAAAGTCGTAAAGTCCAGAACTAGCGGCAGCATCTTTTCCATGACAGGAATAAACGCCGCTCCGATGCTCTCCTTTAGTTCATCCATTTGGATGCCAAAGTTCTTTAGACCGCCCTCAGCACTATTGGCAAAGGTCTCAGCAGCTCCGCCCACCGAATTGTTAAGCGCGTTCATGATCTCATCGGCGCTCGAGGACGAGTCAATCACGCCTTTAAGAGATGGGTCTAATTTGATCAGCGCAGCGGTCTGGCCTGCAAGGGCTTTAGATACCGCGACGCTGGCAGTCTCCATGTCAATGTTTTTGGCAGTAGCCAGATCGGCAGTGACCGACATTGCTTTCTGGGACAACTCAAGCGAGCCTGTAGCGCGCACAAGGTTTGCCAAGGCTGGGCGCAGCTGATCGTCAGCCATAGCGGTCTGCTTACTAAACGCGCTAATGGACTGCTCTACCGCCTTAATCTGTGCGTCGGTAGCTTGTGTCGTCGTGCGTAACTGGCGAGCCAACTCAAGTTGCGCGGCTTCGTCTTCCATTGCCGCCTTGGTTGCCATTCCGATCCCAGCTGTCAAAGCACCGAGGGCAATAGTTGCTGGCACAAAAGCCTTCTTTAGTGCAAAGCCTGTTTTCTCTCCTACGCCGTCAAGTTGCTGGAACTCTTTGATAGCGCGATTTACGCCCTTAGCGTCAAAGTCGCTAATGATGGGGATGTTAATTGCCATTACAGATACCGATCCACTTCGTTCATAACTTGCTTGACGAGCCCTGCCATCTCTCGATCAACCTGTTCTTTGTTTTGCTCATAGGCAGGCCACATAGATCGTGATGCATTCCCATATCTGCTGTTTAATACTTCGACCATTGGCGACGATGTTTTCCTGCCAGCCATATCAAAGATTGAGCCCCAGCCTGTCTTTTGGTACACAATAAATGTGCCGATAGTTTCATAGTCTGCGCCTTTAGCAAGGTTACGATTTCGCGCTTTACGAGTATTGACTTTTGCCTGTACGCCCTTCTTAACTTTGCCAGCATCCCATGCGCCTAACGATTTATAGGCTCGAGACCAGCCCGACATCGGTGGCAGTTCCGGGTATGCGTCCTGTGCTGACTTAACGATCGGAGCAACAATGCTCTTGTATTCCTTGGTGATCGCTCGGCGCAGCTTTGGGTCAATGCTGTTAATTTGTTTGAGCGCGTCCTTAATTCCTAAGACAGTGACATCGACGGTAACTGACGCAGCCATGGTTACTTCTTACGGTGCATCTGCTCAAGCACATAGGTGACGGTGTTCAGGTCTCGCATAGTGAACTCAATCTCCTTTGGCCAGAAGCCTGTTAACGCTAGGACTTCGCAGAGGCTTCGCCGCCAAGTCCCTCGATGAAAGGGGTCTCGTCTGCGATCTCGTTGATAGGTGTAATGGTCATGTCAGGGTTTTCGGCAACCCACTCGCGCCAGTTGGCTGGCACTTTGTCTCCAGCAAGTTTGCAAAGAGTAAACGCCCAGCAGCACATGTCTGAGAAGCCAATGCCTTTGCCGTCTGCTGATCGACGGTTCTCTGTTCGTTCCCAGTCAACAATCGCGAGCATGTTGGTGGTCATTTCACGCGCTGGCTTACCGTCGCCAAGGTCGATAGATAGTTTGACTTTCATTGTTGCTCCTTTGTCGGGCAAGGCTCCGCTTGTGCGGTCTTGCTACTTGTAATTCTCAGCGGCTGATGCCGCGAGATCATGCGACGGCTTTAGTTAAAACGCCACCGCTGAATGTGAGGTCGATCGTGGACAGTTCGCCGAGCGAAGCGTTGATCGGTGTGTGTGCCGAAAGGTATGCGCCAGTCAATGTGTACGACGGGTTAGTTGCACCAACGGCTGACGATGATGGCTTCAGTACGAGCGTTGTGGTACTGCCGACAAGGCTGTAGATGCTGGCCTCGGTCTCCGAAGCTGCATATGACTGGTAGAGAGTCACTGTCACGGTGTTCGAGTACAGACCCGAAGTGAAGCTGCGCGAAGTGTTGCTAAAAGTCGTGTTTTCCAACTGCTCGGCAACATAGTTAATCACTGCGCTGGTGCATTGGTCGCTCAAGTCCACCGAGTTGATCGTGATGCTTGGGTTAGAGAGGTAGGTGCTGCTGATAGCCATGTTATTGCTCCTTGGGTTCTGATTTGACTTTAGATGATTTCTTTACGCTGTCGGTGGATATCAGGCCGCCGTCGAGCAGTGCGTCAATGTTGACACCTTCCTTAGGCATGAACTGATCGCCCGGGTTACCGAGGCGAGGGCTGATGATGGTGTACATGGTTTCTCCTTATGCGCTTTGTGCTTGTATGCCACAGTCAAGGTCGTAACACGGGAAGAGCTGCCCACCGATTTCTAGGTTGCTGGGACGGCCTGCCATGACAATGATTGGACTGAGTAGGACTTTGCTAACAATGTCAAGGATGCTGCGTAGCACTGGTAAGCCTGCTGGGCCCGAGCCGATGACCTTAATTGGGAAGTCCATGCGGATTATGTTGCCGTTGCCAGCGACAGTCGTAAAGGACGGTGCGTCAATGTACACGCAGTTCGGCACAAGTTTTGTGGGGTCGTTTACTACTCGCAGGCCAGTGACCGCTGTGAGTGTGGTCGTAAGGCTGTCAATAGCCCCGTTGAGAGCGTCTGTGTAAGCCATTAGGCGCAGGCAGGCCTGTCGATGCCAAGCAACTGTTTAACGATCGGTGTGAGGCTCTGCTGAGGCGCTGCGCCCATTCCGTCAAACGATGCAAAAGTGTTCTCAAGCGAGCCACGGCTGCGCCATAAAGCTGCACAGTACATGAGCGTGCCGAGAGTGGCATCCCCACCCGGACTAGTTGTGAGACTGTCGATGTAGCCAGCCTCTTGACGGCGACGATATGCGAAGTCATTTCCAGCCGATACGGCCTGCGTAATCAGCGTGTAATCGTCCGATGGGTTTGTGATCTGCACGCCGAGATATGTGACCAGATTGGCTGCCGAGACCCATGTGCAGGTCTGGGTGTAAGTAATCGTGCCTGTAGCAGCGATGCGCTCAACATTGCTGGCGGTTTTGGCATACAGGACTTGATTGGCAATGGGTATGTCAAAGTCATAAAGCAGATCGCCTTCAGTGTCTGTGCCTAAAAACAGATACTGCGGTAAAGCTCGGACAATGTATGTGCCGTTAAAAGTTGCGTCAACTGAGCCGACTGTTATTGACTGGCCGACTGCGATCTCTGTGGGGGTGAGAGATTGCAGTACGGCGTAGTCATCTAACAGATACTTAAATGTGACGCTGTATGTAGCCATGAGCGGATGCTCCGCTCTCGACTAGGCGATTGTAATTGACTGGACTTGGGTGCTGTCTGCGATGAAGGTTGAGACATAGCCTGCGTACGAGAAGTTGCGACCCAATGTGGATGGCAATTCTACGGACATCAAGCCACGGATCTGCTCGTAGAACTCAATTGCTTGAGCGCGAGCAACGACCATCGTCGAGGCTGCAAAGTTTTTGTCTGCTACAAGGCTCAGACCAAATGGGTTAAATGTGTTCATTTGGGTGATGTTTGATGTGCCTGCTGCGTTCATGCCCATGAGGCCAGCTGCGCCGACATATGGGAATACTGGACGCTTGTCACCATCAAGCTGCTTGCCCAAGTACAGCCACACATTGGGATCAACAAACAAGTGGTCTGGCAAGAAGTTTGTTGCGGTGAGGATGTTGTAGGCGGCGGTGTAGAGCGCGTTAAACAGTGAACTTGGGTCAGTCGATGCGACTGTCCATGTTGCACCGGATGCGGTTGCTCCAGCAGTGATTGCGTCTGCTGCGACATTGTCCGATGC